TACTTCTAGCATTTGGGTCAACTACTACTCTAAATGGGTCAACATATGTAAATTTAACTTCTCCTCTTCCATAATCAGCTTCTCTATCAACATATGCATAAAAATAACCAAGACCCGTTACAGCATAATCATGTATAGTTTGTTTAAATACTTCATTGCCATCAGATACATTCCATACATATTCAAGTATTGTTTTCCATACGTTAGCTAAATCGCTATCAGAATCTTCTCTTGGTGCTGCTGAAAATTTTGGTGGTTTTGAAGTTATAATTGCTTTGAACTGCTCAATAGCTGAATATATCCTATCAAGAGGTATACTTGACTGATTTCTTGATGCAAGTTCTTCAGCTTCTGCTGCACTAAACTGGTTACCTAAATAGAAATCAATATCTTCACGAGCATGGTCTTCCCACTCTTTTCTAGCATCAGACCAGCGTCTCCATAGTTCTTTTGTATGTTCTGCTCTTTTATCTGTTTCTATCATAGTGCATAATATATAACAATTTTATATAATAATCAAACACGTGAACCTGTAATCCAATTATATGTTTTTTTAGGGTTTTCCCATTCATTCTTATTATTTTTAACTTTCTTAGCTTTTCCAGCCTTTTTATTTCCTCTTGCATATTGAGTAGATAACCAAAATGCATCAATTGTATCATCATGACTTCCTTTTGGAAAATCAAGTAATTCACCAATAAACTCATGCATATTCTTCTTTAGATGGACAGCCCCAGCCTTGAACATAGGTTGTAGCCCTTCAAACAGTCTATCTTTCTTTTTTTGGTTTCCATAACCTTTAATTCCTTGTTCAATCCCAGGTAAGAACTTTCCATCTCTTTTACTCTTTTTATGAACATAATCTCTAAGCATCTCCTGATATGATATGGTTTCAATGTTTATTCTCTTGATTGGGTTGTATCGTTCAGCGATTTTAAATATCTCGTCTGCGCAGTCCATTGGGAGGACTCGCTGTCTCCAATACTCAATAATATAATAATCAAAGTCAGCGGTAACACCAATAACCATAATGACACTATAATCATTCCTAACACTAAGCGTTGAAGCAGGGTCAACCCCGATATAAATATTGACATATTCTTTCCTTCCATCATCTAATGTTAAATACCATGAATTTGCTTCTTGATTAAATTTAATACTTCCTTTATAAAAATTATCAGTTATATCCTCCTCACCAAAGATTTGGTCTTCAGGAGACTTGGCTTGATTCATATATTCTTGGTAAAACTTAGATGGAGTGCCAGAATCTATATAAAACTGCTTTCTTTCTTCTAATTTCTTTATTGGCCAACGTGAAGGCCATAATGGAGTTCCATCATCAAGTATTGCTTTATATGTAGTAACATCCCAAGAATACTCCTCCCCATTATTTTTTGCTTCATTATATCCTTTAACAAGTCCATTTAAGAAAGAATCATAGTGAACAATAGTTCCATTACACCACAATGAACCTCCTTTATCAAAATCAATAGCTGGATACACAGCAGCAGTCACCCAGTTCTTAATATGCATCCTTGCTTCAGGAGTTTTAGTATTTAACTCTGATTCAAAGTCATCAAGTATAATTCCAGTATATCTTGTTGATAATTGCTTTTTACCCCTTAATCTTTGTGCTGTTCCCTTTGCTATGAGCCTACAATTATTTTTCAATACAATTTCGGTTTTAGTCCACTTATCACCTTCCATATCACCGAAATAGTAATGGATTGCAGGGTTTTCATATATATGGTTAGAAATCCAATTGAGGTTATCTGTTGCTTGGTCTTGTGCCTCGCCAACCCAAGCGATAAATTCTGGGCTATCTTTTTTCGCAAATAAGAACCTATGTAATACAGCCGTTGCTGCTAAGGTTGACTTTGCGTGGTCACGAGGCAATACAAGTGCCAATTGTTGATTTTTTCTATCTAAAAGTTTTTTGCCGACTACATTGTGAAAATCTGGTGTTGATGATGCTAAAAAGTCTTGAGGGGAGAATAGTTTGCCGAAAACAATAAGGTCTTTGTATGCCATCTCAAGAACCTTCTCATTTTGGGATACATTGCCATTAAGGTTTAAATTTGCCATTATTTATGTTTATACTTAAATTTTTCTATAAAATCATCACTAAATTCATCCCAAATAGATGGAGCTATCACTTGATGTGCCTGATGTTCAACAGTGCCAGGATATTTATATCTCAAATCTCCATAAGCTTTCATTTGCCTATAAGCTTCAAATCTTAAACTATCACGGACAGAACCTAATCTATCCCTATATTCTCCATCTTTTATTCTTGGATTATATTGGATAGCGTGAGCTAATTCTTCTATAAAATCATCAATATTTCCTGGTCTAATATTTAAAGTATCTGGTTCACCTTGAGTTCTTTTCCCTTTTTTAAAAACAGGCCATGCATCTTCAAAGGATTTTATGTAGGGCATGTTAGCTTTTTCCATATACGATTTTAAAATCATAGCTTCCTTACTATCTGAAACTATTCCTGCATCTTTTAATAAATTTTCAAATTCTGTTTGTTCATTTGATTTAAACAAATCAGTTATATAATCAATTGCATCATGTGCTTTTGGTTTCATGTAATCAATTATCATATCTTTTAAATTTGCCATTATCTTTGTTTTGGTGGTAATCCTATATTTGGAAGTCCTCCAAGTTTTCCATAACCTTTATATCTTGGGGCTTGAGTCATAGCAGCCAATATAGGGCCAAGTGCCATTGTTATTCCAAAAGAAGCTGCCCCATCCAAAGTATCAGGATTCTTTGTTGATATTTCTTTAGTCAACTCTTCCCATTTGCGCCATTCCTCAGAAAGATGTTGTCTATCTTGAGGTTTTAATGTTTGTTGACCTTTAACAGTTCCCGACTTTAAATTTCTAAGGCTCTTTGCATTTTTTGCCATAATCTTTCTTATAACATCTGCTCCTTTTCCTGCGCCACCTCCCATTGTTCCCATAACTAAACTTTCAACAATGCTTTGCATATAATTATCGAAAATCAAACGATTAATTTTATCGTCTCCTTTTGGTTCTTCAATCTCCATACCATATGGAGAACCACCTTCTAATAGTTTATCAATAAATGCCATCTTACTCCCTTAGTTCAAAATGTGGAAAATCATCAAACTTATTATCATCCACCTCAAAATTCATATTCCAATCGCCCCCCCAACGTAACTTAATGCCCATAGACCTCGCAATACCTAAAACAAACCCCGCAAATAAATGAAAGCGTTCCCTATCAGACCAATCAATGGGATAAGGAACAATATCAACAGCACGAGAAGGGTAGTGATTATGTCTACCGTTTGGGTACTTAACTTTAGTTTTTCCTTCTTCATATAACTTATTCTGCCTTTCTTCATCTCTACTTCCTTCAAGAACACTACAATCTACGTATTTAATTACCTCGTTAAAGATTTTTTGCAATTTTTCATCACAACTAGCAAGCCTCTCTTTTGATTTACTACCGAATTTAGCCAATGTATGTCCAATATCCAGCCACAAACGGATTAGGATATTCGCTATAACTTAGAGCGTAGTGAGATAGAGAGGACTGTTCGGTTTTTCCATCTATGGCTGTAAATTTATAAATTATTTTCATTAACTCTTTCCTTGTACGTAATCTTGGCCATAAATATACATAATATTATCGTCAATATCAAATTCGCTCTTGCAATACGGACATTGCCAGCCAATAATATCGTGTTTTATGGACTTCATGTCAAATAAACCAACTCTTTGGCTATATTTGCTATTATAGTAAAGCTCCTTCCCACAAACATCGCAAGGGTCTCTATGTTTAGTCTTCTTTGTCCTTGTGCGCAACGAGTTCGGCTTTTTTTCCACCTGATATTGCCTCCATTTGTTCTGGCGTAAAACCTTGAAATACTGTTAACTGCTCTTGTTTCTTCTCTGTATCAAATAATCCAGCCGTTTTAGCTAAAGCCTCAAGTGAACGAAGCTTATCAGTGTCTCTATCAGACAAATCAGCAATATCCTTATACTTTGCCACAATCCATTCAGGAGATATACCCTCATCAGCAAGTATTTTCTTTATTTCATCTTTAACCATAGTCCTTACTTCCTCTTTATTTAATAAAAAAGTTGATTGTTTCTTAATATAGTCCTCATCCTTAGCTTTTGGGTATGCTTTCTTGTAAGCACTAATAATATTATCCCCCGCAGCCACATAGCTCGCGAATAAAAACGGTCTTGTATTTAATTTACGATTCTTTGCTCTATCGTATATTCTATCATAATTTCCTGAAAATGCATAAACATCCTCAGCAACCCCAAGTTCACCAAGTATCTTATGAGTCTTTTGCTGAACAATGAAAGAACCACAAATAGTTCTAATCAAAGTACGTGGTGTCTTATAGCCAGGATGATTAAGCTTGCTTTTACCAAGAACTTGGCATACATAACCATCATCAGTTAATACCCAATCATGCACATCCCCATGTCTCCAGTTACCAACAATCTGTTCATTGGGATTAAATACTTTAAACTCTGATTCATCATCATAGAGCTTATGCGGGATGCCTTTGATTTCCTTGATGTCCATGGCATAATATAAAAATAATAACAGAAATATAAAAATGTTTGCATAATCCATTAAATATCAGTATACGCGCGCACGCACTCTTATAGAGATTATTATAGAGATATAATAGAGATACAGTAATAGAGAAAAAGAAATTAAATAAAGAAAAAGATGTTACAAAGTTTCAAAAATTATATCAGAATGGGTGTGAGTGTTTCTGTATCCACCAACCCCCCCCGAAAAGTCCCCATATGGGTTGAAATTAGGTTGAAAATTGAATTAAAACTCTAAATTATAATGAGATAAAATTTTTATATATTTATAAAGATAAGGAACACAAACAAAAAAGCCCCACTAATAAGTGAGGCTTTCTATTGCTACACAATGCGCGACCTACTCACACGCATCTCTAAACGTGGTATAATTGAAGTTTATATTATCGCGCTTTAACTCGTTTGATATGTCATCTATTAAACTATCTTTGTGTACTATCTCATCACCATACGCATCTAATGTAGTACTATCCTTAATACATTTCGCTATCATTTTATAATACTTTCTACTTAGCATAATTAAACACTCCTTTCATCACTTAAGGTGATATGTTTATTGATTAACTCTTTTAAGTCATTCTTATTGATAAAATTCCCATAATTACACGCATTATATACGTCTTCAACAAGTTTATTAATATTAATACTATTATCATCTACAACAATATTA